CCGTGAGTTAAGTAGCTCTACTTAATTACAGCGTTTCATTTCCGTCCGCTGTGTTCCGCTCTGCGTTCGCTCCAACGTTTTCCTTTGTTGGTACTGGTGGGATTCTTTGCAGCAGGCTGTGAAGCTTGTTTGTAGCGGCCTGGCTGCTGATTGCGAACGTGTTCACCTCGTTGATCGCGCTTGCGGTCAGATCTCCCAACCTGTTGCGCGTTTCTACGAGGGTTTTGAACATCACTGGAACTTGGTCCAGCAACTGCTTGAGTGCTTGCACTTGAGGGTCCATCTTCCTGTTGATTGATAGGACCGGCATGTACCTCACCATCTAAAGTGACAGTGAGTTTTGGTTTCAGAGGCACATTGGTGGTAAGGCGTGGTAAGCCACTAATTGGGCCTGTATATCCATCCAACGCTGCGATGTGGTCGGTCAGCTCGGCGGCTGAAACTCCAAGATCAGACGCCACCAAGCCAACCCAAACATCAGATGAATCCTGGGGCCAGGGATGTTCTAAATCATCCTGGTTCACTACCCAGTAAGGCACATCAGTTGTTGTTGTGGTACCCACGAATTCGATGCTATTGCGCTGGTAAGCGCGACACCAGTGTGAGATGAACGGTGTTTGTCCATCCGTAACCAAGTAGGCCGTTGTTTTGGCCCAACCGACCTGATCTACTGGTGTGACACCATCCACGCTGGTATGCAATTTTAGCAAAGTGCGGAGTGGTGATTGCATCGATGCCGGTGAACTCCATGCATCAGCAAATACTCTCGAGAGGAACGATACTGGCTTTCCCCGTTGCGCGCGGTTGCAGACTCGTAGGTCAAAGCCTAGGTCGCTGGCCGCCTGTGCGATCAGACCATCAGTTACGCTGCCCCCGCGTAACCCGTCGTCTCCGTATGCAAGACCAATATGTCTGTAAGCGTCCGTTGATGACATCCCGCTCATCCTATTCGCTGTGTAGGATACGAACGCATTACAGATAGAGTTCCCGTCGGTGGTGGTTGGCGATCCACTCAACCGGGAACATTCGGGGTCATACTTCAAGCCCCCTTTGGTCGCTGCTTTAGGGTCCAGCTCATTCCCTAGCAGCAGAGTCAACTCAGCCTTAGCTTCATTCGCAACCCAACGCCGGTAAGCCGCATGTTCGACGTTTGTGCGGATCCAGCGCAGAAAAGTGCCATCAAATCTGCCATAATCAGTTTCAACCAACTCCTCGTTTTCGTGCGCCAACTGTTGTACGGCGTCGGCGATTTCCTGAGGGGTCTTGCATGGCATGTACCATGATTGACGTTTCAGGACATCATCCTTGAAAGCGTAGGTGTAACTGGAGAGGCGGATGTTGTGGTTGTGGGGAACTGTTGATATGTTCCGCGGGTCATTGGGTGCGTTGTAAGCCTCGCGCTTCTGAAAGGCGCTGACTCGCATGTTGTAATCATTGTGCATACGTCCCTGTTCATTCCTAGCACGCTGCAGTGGTTTCTGCTGTTTCTCCTCGACGTAAGACATCGGATATGGGTAACCTTTTCCCACTTCTCCGACCATCAAGGCAACAAAATCTGCAGCCCACCGGTAATGTTTCGGTGTGGTCTTCACGCGCTTCTTCGCTGCGCGCTGAGGTTCAACGAGACGACCTCGAATGGTTGCCTGCTCGTTAGCTAAGCTTTCAGTTGGAAACACGGCTGTTTGGGTTAATGGTCCTGGAGCATACTCAATCGCATACTCCTTGCCCTGTTCGAGCGTGGATACTTCATCAACCTCTGATGCCGCCTGATAGTGACGCGCCAATTTTCCTGGGCGGTGCACCTCATCAGCAACAGTTGATACGTTGCTGGAGATGTAATAATGCAGCAATGCTGCTTGCATGTCACTTAGCTTACTTCTACGAACGGTGTCTGACAAGTTCGCGGTCTTCGTCTGGATATGGGCGACGATGAGACTTTCAACGTCAGCGAGGGGTGCTGATAAAGACGCTAACTGGCCCTCCAGGCCAAGAGACAGCATCGGACCATCCCTGGAAATATAGCGTAACACGTTGAAAACTGGTTTGATGCCCTGTTGGTTGGGCAAACTCTCTGCTTGTTGCTTGTATCGCATGCGCTGAAGGCGAGCGCCGAATTTAGCATGGTCAACTACATCATCCCTGCAGCTGGCAAAGGGTACAATGCTAATTATATTCCGGTGTTCCCCGACGCAGAATTGGTCGATCGTACTTGACGTACATCGGGTTCCCCCCGGAAGATCTAGACCGACGATCGTGAACAGAAATCGGTATAGACCAGTAGCACTGCTGATCTTATGTCTAAGCCATCTGTAACCAGAGACTTCCTGGATTGTATTCAGGAGTGTTGATCTCAGCGTTAGCAACGGGTTGCAAGTGTAAACGGTGTCCTGGTTGTAATTCCAGATGGGATGGCGGACGTCTTTTCCGCCAGTGACTCGGTAGTGCACCAAGTCATCAGTGATTGTGTAATACCCATCCAAAACATTACCAGAGACTTTCTGTGGGGTAAAGCTGTAGCAGACCACCGGACGTGCGTAACTCAGCAAAGCTTCCATGTCCACATAATAATCAACATCAGTCATTACAAAGATGTGTTTATCATGAATCGGATCATTCTTGAAGCGCTGACGCATGTCGGCGAGCCCATAAAACATACGTGACCCATCCTCATCCTTCTCACGTGGAGACGGCGAGATGACGTATGGTTCGTACCCCATCCTTCGAATCGCTGCCAACATGGTCTCAGTGGCAGAATTACGTTCACTTGCAGCTTTAGCATGAGAGTGGCCTTCTCGCACGTTCGAATGCACAAGGGACAACTCCCGTTGTAACTGCGTCCGAACATGGCCAGCATCCTCAATTCGATGGATCTTATTCGAAATCGAGCGATGTCTCATCTCGTGAACCTTGGCATTAAGCCAGGTGGAGGCGTAAACCTTCTGAATAGAAGCGCCTACCAAATAAACTCCCCCAGCAGCGGCCATCACATAGGCGGCGTACCGGAGGCAAGAGCTATCGGGGATGACGAGCCCGACACTCGGTAAACCCACAATCGTACTTCCTAATAAAACCATCGTTTCTTTAAGAGAGTTTGAACTCAGCTTTCAGCCGCACTCCACCGTCCCCTCATGGCGATCCGGCGCAGCCTCCTGCGCCCTTGGA